AATTCAGATGCCTTAACAAGTTTTCCCATCTTCGATTTTTGCACTGGAATTATAGAGCTTCCATTGAACTTCTCAACTCTAGCATAATCTTTTAATCCTAATTCTTTAGCTCTATCTGCAACAAATGCTCCATTAGTAACTGTTTCACCTGCTACATTAGATTTAGTCATATCCCTAACTTCTACTTCTGTTCCATTTAATAATAATTCTCTTTTTTCCATGTCTTTCATATCTTCAACCTTCATTTCTTTTGTGTTTTTTAGTGTTCTTATTTCTTTTGATTGCTCTAATTGAGCATCTATTTCTTTGACTTCGTTTATCATTGCATCAACTTCTTCTAATTTTTCTTTGTCTAATGCTCTAACTTCGCCATCTTGTTCCAGATGCTCGTCTAACTTAGCCATTATTTTGGCTCTTTTCTCTATAAGTTTTTTCATTAACTTTTGTCCCTTTCTGTAAAAATACATATAAAAATAGTCACTAGCTTTTGCTACTGACTTCTCATTTTCTTTTTAATTTTCTTTTTTATCTTCAACAGTTTGATTCATTATTGTATTTACAACTTCGCCATCACGAACTATTGAATTAAACTTAGATAGCATGTGCACATCTAATCCTTCTACCTTGTTTTCATTTAACTTAGCTCTAACTTCATTGATACTATATATTCCTGAATCTAAAGCTTTTGTATAATACTCTATCTCATCTTTTTTGTTACATCTCAATAAGTTATCTATATTGAATTCAAAGAAGTAGTTTCCACTTTCTTTTTCTTCTTCTGATAATAATTGCATATTACACAACTCTTCAATTTTTCTTAGGTGTGGTAGTAATGTGTATTGTAAAAATTGTAAATTAGATTGTTCTAAGTTCCCATAGTTACCAGATTTTTCTGCTCCACCAATCATATGAGGTGAAATTTTAAGAAGCCTTGCTATTTCTGTTATAGTAAACTCTTGATGTTTTAACAGTTCTAAATCACTTGGACTTAAACTGATTCCAGAATATTTCACATCCTCTGGTAATACCATAACTTTTCCACTATTTCCTTTACTGAAGAATCGCATCATCTTTTGATATAAACTTTCTATCTGCTCTGGTGTAGTGTTCGAAGGAACATTCAATATTGACTTCGTATATGAGCCATTTTCTAATATTGCTCCAATATATCTTTGTTGTGAATTACCTAGCCCTATAGTTTCTCTTCCTAGTTCTAAGATTCCTTTACCATTAATTCCATCTTCAGAATTAACACATAGGTTTAAGACTTCATAATATTGATATTCACCTTTATAACCACCCTTAGTTACTCTGTACATATATTCATCACTATTATTTATCTGTCTTAATTCACATTCAGACTTTTTCAAAGGAATTAATTTTTCTATTTCAAATTTTGAATCCCTTACTATTAATATAAATCCATTACCTTCGAGTATGGCCGATTTTATTAATTCATCTTTCATATCGAATGATGTTACATATCCATTACATGACCTATTTAATAAATAGTTTATCTTCTCTTTGCATCTAACTTTAGAGCCATCTTCAGATATTTTATATTTGTAAATTGGTAATGATGCAATAGTTTGTGATATTAGAGAAACACCACTACACAATGCAGGTAGTTTCATTGCAATATCTCTATTAGTTTTAGAGAATCCATTAAATTGAATATCAAGAACTTTACTAGTATCTTTAGAAGTATCATTTATTTGTATATTCTCTGATTTAGTGAATTTATCGAATAATCCCATATTTTCTCCTTTCTATTATATTTTTAAAGGTTCTATGTTTTCTTAAATGATGAAAATATCATCAATATTAAACTTTTTAATTTGTTCTGGTGTATAAACATCTTTGAATCCAAATATTGTAGCAACTGCTAAATCTATTCGATTCTGACTCTTTTTCTTATCCAACATCATGTTTTCTTGTGCATCTGTTCTTGTAATTGCATTACTCATGCACCAAGTATATAATTTAGATTTTTCATATCTAACTTTCTTTAGATATACTTCATTTCGAAACTCTTTTGTTGGTGTATTCAAATTAAAGTAGTTTTGTTTGATGTCTATAACCTCAAAATCTTGTGCTAAATTCATCATCATTTGATTAGAATTGTATGCATCAAAACATATTGATTTAATTTTACATTTATACATATTAGGTATATTCCTAATATAATTTTCAATATAGTTGTAATCAATAACTGCTCCGTCTAATACATGACATTCTCCCAGTTGTTCTGATAATCTATAATCAAATCGTTCTCTTCTTCCAACTAAAGATTCTTCAGGTAAGAATCCTATAGACTTTGTATAGTAAATTCCATCTTCGTAATACATCATATTTATTGCAGACAAGTCTGTACTAATTGACATATCCACTGATACAGTTATCTCTTTACCAGTAAAATCTACTTTATCTACTTCACAAACTTTCCACTTGTCCATATCCATGTAACCTTCTTTGTTACTGGCTCTTTGTGGTACATTAAATTGCTTAATAAGTAGATTCTTCATAATAGCAGGATTTTCTAATGCTTTCTTATATTCATTCTCTATAGATGTTGCAGGTACTTCTTCTAATATTGGACATGCCTTTATCCATTGATTTTTATCATGGATTTCATCTGGACTATCTAACATATATAAAATAGGAAGTATTCTTTCATCTTCTACAGTACCTTCTAGTACTTTCTTTCCATAAGTCAACATTTCTTCAAACCAATTATCCTCTGCATTAACATCATATTCAGTACTTATCATATATGTTTGGTAGTTTTTTCTCATAAGGAATCCACTTGTTAATGAATCTCTTAATGCTCTATCAACTATCTTAGATTCATCTATAATACAATTTGATATGTTCATACCATCCATACTTTCTGCATTAGATGATACTGCTTTAAATGTACTACCTTGAAACTCTAAGTATTTCTTATAGATTTTAAAATGTTCTGATAGTTCTGTATTACTTCTTACTAATTTAATTGCCATATTAACTAATATTTGTGCTTGTGATAATTTACCTGCACCATTTACAACTTCTGCATTAGGTTCTAGCATCATTGCTATTAATCCTAAGATTGAACAAATGTAGCTTTTACCTTGTTTCCTCGGAAGATATACAATAATTTCTCTATATCTATAGATACTTTTATCTTCTTTCAATCTCCAACAAAAGGAATTTTGTACTATATTTGCTTGAAAATCTGCTAATTTAATATTTTTACCAACCTTAAGACCTTCTGTGTACTTAAGTTGATATATGAATTCTTCTATAAATTGTGCTTTTTGCACATCAAAAAAGTAAGGATAATCATCATCCTTACTTCTTTCAATCTCGTTTATGAACTTTTTAGCGAATAAAATTATCCACTTATTACTTGGAACTTTGCCATCTGCAATTCTTTTACAGTATTTATAAGCAGTTGTGTTATATACTTCACTGTCAAAATACATTTATTAACCCCTTAAACCAGATAATATACTATCTAATTGATTTTCTTTTTTCTCATTCTCTACATTTAATGCAAATTTACTTCTTGCAGATGCAGACATTCCGATTGCAGTCATATTTTTATTAAATATTCCTTCATAGGTTTTAAATGTTTTTATAGCAGGATTTTCTACTAATTCTACTTGATGTGTTTTAGTATTTTCTTTACTAACTAATATACCATATTCTTCTATTAGTTCATTTGCTTGTAACATCCTATATTTAGCATTAGCACATATTGCAATTATTTCTCTATCTGCATTTGCTAGTGCTTTAATATGTAGTAATGGCTCTACTAGTTCCAAATATATTTCTTTCTCTTGTTCATTTAAATGCTCTGGTGGTGTAGATAATAAACTTCTATCACCTACCAAATCTTGTTCTGCTTTCATTCTTTGTTCTCGTTCCTTCTTTGAAACTTTCTTAGTTTGAAGTTCCATTGGAACTCTAGGCTTTGCCATTTATTATTACACCACCTTTCGACTTTTTCTTCATTGGGGCAAAAATATTTTTTTTGGCACTCCATCTCTAGGGAAATCTCTCTTCCTAAAAAATAAAATTCAAACTATCCCCACCTATATTTTGAATATTAATTTTCAATTTCTAATAATTTTTTTATAAATTTATCACTATTAATCTTTTGATTAATATATTTTTCTATTCTGTTCTTATTATTTAAATCTAAAGCATGAACTATATTGTAATGACACTCATGACATAAACTAATTAAATTATTGTTCTCTAATCTCTTATCATAGTTATCTCTTAAGCTAAGAATATGATGTACATCTGTTGCAGGTTTATATTTACATAATGCTTTACACATTTGACATTCATGACTATCTCGTATTAATATCTCTGCCCTTTTATTCTTCCATGCTTGTGTTGTGTAAAACAACCTATAAGATTCATTCTCTTTATCTTTGATATATCTATTTGAATTATATTTCTTACACTTAACCTTATGCTCTTGTACTCTTTCCTCATCTTCTTTAGTCTTGCATCTGTCGCAGTACTTAGTTCGATATGGTATCTTAGTGCCACATCTTTGACATAGCTCCATCAACATTGTATTACCTCTTATTATTTTTATTGGTATAAATAGCAGGGCTTGAACCTGTATCTCCTACAATACTTGTAGTCGCATTACTTATGCTATATTTATAGATAGAAGGTGTATTACTACACCCATCAAAATCAACTGCTACAATGAATTTGATTTAATAAATAACTAGAAAAAAAAGATTAGATTCGCACTCCTATTTGTGCAAAACTTTCTTATTTATATTTATCCAATTATATTTAAGTCACTTAAAGCCTTAAATATAATTGCTATTATCTTATTATCAATTGTTACATTATATTTTTCTA